ATGAAACTCAACAAATCTACTGTTGATGCTATTCCATTAACTGAAAAAGGTCAAAAAATATATAGAGATGCAGAACTGATCGGTTTTGCTGTTCGGGTAACTAATAAAAGTAAAACTTATATTGTTGAAAGGAGGCATGAAGGTGAACTCTATCGAGTGACAATTGGTAAAACTACCGATATTCCTGCAACAAATGCTCGAGCAAAAGCTCAGATGATTCTGGCGAAAATTTCAAACAATGAATATGAAAAGCCTATCAAATTAAAGAATGTTGCTAATCCTTTAGATATTACAGTGAATGAAGCTCTTCAAATTTATATTGATAGAAATGACTTTAGACCAAAAACAATTAGGCAGTATCGTAAGTACTTTGATTTATATTTGGGGTGGGGCAACAAAAAGCTTTTCCAGATATCTAAGCAAGAAGTACTGGATCGATTTATTGAGGTATCAGAAGTAAGTGAGTCGTCAGCAAATGGTGCTGTATCTCTTTTAGGTACCTTATGGAAGTATATTCATGTTCTTTATTCAACAGATGAGAACCCGATTCTTAAAAGTAATCCAGTTGACATTATTTCCGTAACAAGAGGTTGGAATAAAATAGCAAGTAGGGATAGACATCTCCATAAAGACATCATTCACAAATATTACAATGCAGTGCTTCATTATGAAGATGAGTTAAATCTGGAAAATACTGCTAGGTCAAACACGCATCGGGATATCGTATTGATGTGCATGTATACGGGATGCCGTAAACAGGAGGCATGTTGTCTAAAGTGGTCTGATGTAGATATTAAAAATGGTACCTTAACTTTTAGAGATACCAAAAATGGTTCAGATCATACTTTTCCTATTGGTGATCATCTACACAGTATTTTGCGTGAACGTTGGTTATTAAGAGAAAACGATTGGGTTTTCCCAGCTACTAAGATGCCTACTTCGTGGAATATGCATGCGACTAAGGTAGATACATTATTGAATAGAGTGGGTAAAGAAGTTGACTATTACGTTTCAATGCATGATTTCCGCCGTACATTTGCCACTATATGCAACCTTTTAAGATTTAATATTTATGTGACAAAAAGACTTCTTAATCACACGGCTAAACCAAGAATTGATGTGACAGGTGGATATGTTCAAATTCCAGATGAGGAATTAAGAGCTTCAATGAACATGATTGAAGCGGTGTATCAAGGTAAGATTGATTGCTTTAATTACCAATCTGTATGGGCAGAAAGATTAAAAGAAATAAAGGCGGTCTAAACCGCCTTTAATCAAATAACTAATTTAAGTTTAGAAGGATTTTGTGGCTGTAAATCTAATTGCGTAATTTTATTTAATAGATCTAGAGATATATTTAATTCATTAGCTATATCAATTGCTGAAATTCCTTTTTTACTTAAAGCTTTGAAACATGTATTTAGTAAAGTTGGAACTTCTTTAGGTATTTCATGATCTTCTGATTCTAAAATAGCCTCACCAGTACGCTTCAAATGAATAAAGCCACTACGATAACTTGTTTCATTTAAAAGATCTAAAGATTTAGCTCTATAGAGCAAAGCTGCCTTACTTATTTTCCAATTTGTTTTCATCTCACTTAATTTATTCCAATTAAATCTACCATTAAAGCAATTACGGAAATGAGAAATCATCATTTCTTGTGGAATAAGTAAAGCACTAGCAAAACGATGCGCTTGCGACTCAGTGAGAGTGTCACCTGTAATACAACCATCATGTAGTACAAGATGTCCTAATTCATGAGCTAAATTAAAACGCTGGCGACAAGTACTACTAATTTCGTTATTAACAAAGATTGGTCTTTTAGATGCAATAGATAGAGCATCGACTTCGCTTGAAACACTTGGAAAAGTAGTTACAAAAATTCCAAGCATTTCAGTTAATTGAGTCATATCGCTAATAGGTCCCAACCCTAAATTAAAATATTTTCTAAATTGAAGCGCAGCATTTTCAATATCTTGAAAATTCTTTACAGATTCAACAGAAGGTATTGAATACTTAGGGAGCCTTAAATTTGCCTCTATAAATTCTACTAACCTTTTTAAATATTCACCCTGAGCGATCACTGATTGCTTTGTAAAAATTTTGGCAGTTTTGTTGCTTCGAAAATTGATTTGTTCTTCTTGTAAAATCGGATGAGAACTGTAAAAAATATCCGTTTTTACATTGAAGAAGTTGCTAAGTACATCAATTAAATCAGGTGTAGGAACAACTTGGTTCATTTCAATTTTATGCAAGAATTGGCGTGACTTACCAACACGAATTGATAAGTCCTCTAAAGACAAATGATTAAATTGACGTAAGAGCCGCAATTCTAGACCATTAAAATAAGTATTCATTTTCTCATCAACTTTTGCCTATTTGCTGTTGAAGATTTACTTGATTCCGCTTGCATCATCTAAATCATCATCAGCTAATAGATCATCAATATTATAGCGTTTCAATTCTGCTGGTTCTGGCAATATAGCCGCTGGATCAAAAATAAATCTAGAAGTCTTATTAGATGTCCAAGCTGTAATCGGCTGTAATTTCTGGTTAAAACCAACAAAAGCGATAAATGTTTCTTCGTCATCAGTTTTAGCTGGAACCAAAATGAATCGCCAAAAAACAGGAACTTCTGAATCAGATTCAAATAATTCTAGATTGTAACTTTGCTTAAAAAAGTTTGGTCTTTTCGGTTTTAAATGATCAGATTCTTTAAAAAAACGGATACCAGGTGTGTTTCCAATTTTAAAGGTGAATTTATTTGAAGAATCTTCTAAATATGTTGGAGATGGGGCATTGCCACTACGAATTTCACGAGCAAACCTATTACGGCATCTTCCAAAAATTGCACAACTGATAGTGTAATTATCATCATCTTTTCTACTAAGATCTTGAGTAGTTTGTGAAAAAACTTCTAGCATATGGTTAGCAAAAAAGCTTAATGTTTCATCATTCAGTGATGCATCATAATAGCTTGGAGGGGGATTCTTCGATAAATCCATAATTAAGTCCTAAAGAGATTTGGGTAATCAAAATTTATTGCAAATTTTGAAAAGTGTCAACTAAAACTTTTTGCAATTTTAATTATTTGTCACCCAATATTTATCATGGAAACTACAATTATTTCTTAACTAAATCCTTATACAGTTGCAAGTTGCGCTGTATTAAGCACAGTCCTACTTTGCTCATACTTTAAAACGTCTTTCTTTTTATATGAAACACGTCTTCCAATTTTCGAAAAAGGCAGTGATGATTGATCACAACGCATTCTAGCTAATGTCCATGGTGAGCAATCTAAATAAAGCGCCACAACTTCTTGGGGGAATTTTTGCTCTTCATTAGCCATAATGAAACGATCCAAATATTCTTGCTGTTCTTTTTCAGAAAGATTTCTCAAATCTTTTAGCATTCACGCCACCATTCTATAAATACGTTTAACTTCATGATCCAGCTCATCCATTGCAGTGCGACCTTCTTTGAAATATTTCAAAAGCATTAGCTTGTATCGCTCTTGAGCTGCTTTGTTCATCACACCTTCGTTGCTTACTGAAAGGGTGCCTTTATTACCTTTAATTAAGTTCACGCCGTGCGGTGTGCCTTTCCCGCGATACCCGGCATTTACGTTGAACACAATGAACTTCTCGAAAAGCTGCATTGGTAGCAGCTTTGGCTCGAAAAGAAACTCTGGAGTAGTTTGTTTTGACATTAGAAAGGTTCCTCCAGTAAATAATCAGGTTCGTTTGATGCTGCATTTTCTAACTCAAAGCGGCGTTTCTTAACAAAATCCATGAGTCGTGATTGAATCTGTGGATCTCGTGCGGCAACATCTATTTCCAAAGCATCTAACGTAGTAAGGTCCGGTGCAGTTTGGATCTGGACCATTAATGAAGGTGGTTCACTCTCTACAGGCTTTTCATCTGCAAGCTCAGTCAAACGTTTGTGAGTAGCTTTGAGCAAAGGCTCCATTTGTTTATCTGACCATGTACGGGTGTATCGATAAACAGCATTTACCTCAGCTGGTGTTTTTGACTCTTTAACACGCTGGAGAAGGGTATCTAATGTCTTCTGATATTCTGGATCTGATTCAAGTTCATTAGATACTGGAGTTAATAGATCCTCGGAAGCTGTGACATTAGTTTGTTCTGTAATAACAATCGTTGACTTATTATTGGTAGGAAAAACTTCAGAAGGTATTACTTTAGCTGGTGTCTCAGCTTTTGATTTTTTACCACGCTGTTTTTTTGGTTCCTCACCTAGGCGAATAACACTTAAATCGTCACTAACTTCAAAACCTAACGCTTTAGATAGTGCTTTTAATTGAAGCTTGGCGTTTTCTGCATCACGTTGAACGAAGCCACTGTTAATAGAATCAATTAATGAGTTAGTTTTGAAATCTAAAACATAGACCGTAGGTGAATATGTACTGATTACAAAAACTTCCTGACCGTCTTCATATTCTTCAATAGTCAATGGTTTTGTGAATGTAATGCCAGCCAGTTCAATAGTTTCGATTTTGATGCAGAATTCAAAACCCGGTTTGCCAAAAACAGAAGCGGGGAATTGATCTAAATCGGCAAAGTCCAACATGTCTCCGGCTGGACGACATAGAACAGTTTTACCGTTTTGAAGAGCTGCAAATGCTTCAGCTGCAGTGATTAGATTATTCATGCTGACCATCCTTCCATATCTGATTTAGCTGTACATGCGTTTAAAATGTTTTGTTCATACTTAGTTCCCTTGAAGTAATTAGCCGGGTAATCTAAGTCGCTTAGACGAATTGCAGACTCGATGTGTTTCAAAGCGAGTTGATACTCGTTTTCTAAAGTCTGTTCTTGCTGCTTGATGAGTTGTTGCTCGTTCTCTTGTTGAGCGAGATGATTACGTTGAATGATTTTTTTAATGCTTTCACAAGTCTCTTCATAAATTTGCTGTTTTACATCATGCAGGCTATTTAGACCGCGTTTTGCACAGTAATTTCCAATATCAATTCCCGCTTGCAACATTAAATGCTCAAGTTCTAAATATTGATTTCCATTAATACAAGCATTTGCAGATCCAGAAAGTAGCCATTGTTTTAGTAAAACACCGTCATGTTCACCTAACTGGCGAGGATCTAGAAATAAACGGGAACGGTCCTTTGTTGCGACAGCAATATTGTCATGAGTTAAATCAAGAACAGTCGTAAATTCATATTCAATGCCATCACGCTGTTCAGCCTTCATTCCCACTTTTTCGACTTTCTTTTTGCCGTTATCGTTGGTTTGAATGGTTTCCATCTTTGAGCGCATAGTCACAATGATATTTATGCTTGACTGAAGCATTGCATCAATAAATTTACGGTGGCGTGGAGTTACTTGGCTCCATGCGCCCCAAGAATTACCTTTGAATGTAGAAGAAGTTAATTGATCAACAATCTCTAAACATCCACCTACACCAGACCATTCATGTGTGATGCTGTCTAAAATTAAAGTATCAAAATTAGCTTCTTCAGCAGCTTTGATGACTTCAATAAACTTTTCAGGAGTGTAAGGAGGCTGAATATTAGCGTGTTCAAATTCCACCAAATCTTCATATAGTTCAGCACTACTATTTTCAGTATCCGCAACAGCAATACGGCCTCCGATACCTTTAGCTAATACTAATGCCGTGAATGTTTTACCTGATCCAGTAGGCCCAGCAAGAGCTAAGCGCAATTTCGCATTTTTGCGTTCTGCCTTTTTGAAGAAAACTGTCATTTTTCTTATCCTCATCTAGAGCCAGTAAAGCCGCGCTTAGTTTTATAAGCTTTGCGGTCATAAGTAGGGATGTTTGTTTCACGCAGTTTTATTGCGAGCTGCTTTCTGCGTTGGAAATCAATTTCTTGTGTGAGTTCATTCCAAACTTTTGGATAGTCAGTTTGGAACCTGAACACATTTAAAGGCGTCTTAAATCCGTCTTTAACTTTGTAAAGAACTGAGCCATTAGCATTAGATGCGTACACTTGCCAGCCAATACGAACAGAGTAGAGGCCCTTATCATCACGGCCTAAAAATGACTTGTAGCCGTCGGGGTGTTTTTTGAAATTAGACATGTTCAGCCTCCATACATTCGCATGTACCAACAAAGGCATACGTAAGCGGGCTAGGAGCATCTACAGGTGAGACGTCCTTAATATTTAAAGGAATAATTTCTTTGCGATATTTAACCAAAACCACATCACCTTCACGGCAATCGACAATTCCTTCTCTTGAAGAAAAACGAGCAGATTTAGAAGATTGGGTTACTCTGCAAAATGAAACCTCATCACCAGCTTTGATTTTTGAACGGTCAACAGGAATCATCTTCTTGCAAGTAGGGCAGTTATAATCTTTCATTAGGCTGCCTCCAACCATTTATTACGGTCGATATAGCCAACCAATAAAATATTTATGTTTTTATGGTCGTCATGATTGGTGAAATCATTCCAAGGTTTGCCGCTTAAGTCTGTCACTGACTCAATAGCAAGGTTAGTAATTTCAGCCGCTGTAAAGTCAGATCCAGCTACACCATAACTATCTGCTACGCCGTCAAAATCGAAGCTCACGTTTAGTTTGAAGCCGTCTATGCGGATAACAGCTACACCAGTTTTTTCACCAGTTTGCTTAATACCTAAAAGTTCATATTCAGAAGCAATTACTTGTTTGCTTTCATATGAGTAATTAGAAGGGACGCTAGAATTAGCAGTTCGATATTCACAAGAACTCAAGGCTACAAGTACAGCAATTGCTGTAACTCCAGTTACCTTATGCTTGTTTGAAAAGGTTTTTACGTTCATAATTGATCTCGCAGTTTTGCAAAAGCACATCGGACCTGGGGAGGGGCGGTGTGCTTTTTTGTTGTCTACGAGACAAATACTACTTTAAGTAGAAATTAAGTCAATACATAGTAGGAATTATTTCCTACTTAAAGTTGTATATTATTAGTTTTAAATAATAAAAAACCCACAAAAAGTGGGTTTAAAGTAAAAAATTAATAATTGGTTTCAAAGAAAATAAGCTGAAATTCAATAAATATCTCGGTACAAGCCAACCACTTTTCCAACAAGGCGGCAATCTTCGGAAAGTTTAATAATTTTATCAGGCCAGTCTGGGTTCAATGGTTCCAAGAATTTACTTGTTCCTTCGCCCTCAATGATAAGCCTTTTAAAAGTCGCCTCTGAATCGCCAGCGCAAGCTACAATTACAAGATCATCTGTTTTAAGATCAAATGTTTGAATGTCTGGATTCACATATATTCTATCACCCGGTAGAAAGGTTGGAGCCATAGAATATCCTACTACTTTTAAAGCATATCCATTTTTCCCGCATCTTTTATTTGGCGGTAAATATTCTTCAATTTCCGTATCTTTCAAAACTGTCTCAATCGGTGTAAATGAACCAGCCGCAACCCAAGAGATTACTGGAACCCTGCGTCCTTCGAAACCAACTTTATCTGATAAATCAATATTATTGTCCAACTTAGTGCCATGGTCTAAGTAACTAATTTCCACTCCAAAAATATCAGCCAATGTTTGTAGCTTTTCAATTCTTGGTTTAGCAGAACCGAGTGTATATCTACGAGCCATCTCATAAGAAACACCAATAGCATTTTTTAACTCATTGATAGTTTTAATTGGAGAGTCTTTTGCCTTCATCAATGCGTTGAGTCGGTCCGCAAAGTCTTTGTATTTAGCGTCTTCCATCAAAATAGGCTTCTTTTCTACTGTGGGTAGAATTTTACTATCAATTTTTAGTTGCACCAATTCTATTTTTGGTAGTATATTTCTTTCTACTTTAAGTAGGTTTTTTGGTGTCATTTATGACTACTCCACATGAAGCATTTAATAACGCTGTGACTTTTGCAGGGAGCATCTCAGCTTTAGCTCGAAAAATAGGGGTTACACCTTGGGCTGCTAGCAAATGGAATCCTGAGAAAATTCCAGAAGATCGCTGTTTGAAAATTGAGGAAATTACTCAGGGTCAAGTTAAGGCAGAACAATTACGACCAGATATTAACTGGGAATATGTTCGCAAGAACCTTAAGAAGCAAAACCAATCCGTGAGCTAATTCTCACAAATTAGCAAACGTGCGTATACGTGAAATTTAAAGAGGGATTCACATATGAGTGAAATCAACTTAAGCCCAGAGGCTAAAACAGCAATTTACAAGATGATTCACCAGTCACAAGGAGTTACGCCGCAAGAAATTGCAAACGTACTTGGTGACTCTTACAAGAGCGTACTTAATTACGCAAACCCAAATATGGAAAGCCATTTACCAAGTATTAAGAAGCTTGAGGCAATGATTCAGTTTACACGCAACCCAGCTTTAGTTAAGGCATGGGCACACATGCTTGGTTATGTTCTAGTGCCAGCTAATCAAGTGGATGAGAAAGGCCATGAAGTCAGCATTGTTGAAACCTTGCTACATATAAATATTAACAATGGCCAAACCAATCAACAGGTCCACAAAGTTTTAGAGGATGGAGTTGTTACACCTGCGGAATTAGCAGATACAGAAGAAATCTTAGAAGAAATGGAAAACCACATTCGCCAACTTCGAGAGGCGCTTAAGTCGGAAGCTGCAACTTATATTTCTAAGGTAAAGAAAGAAAAAGCCTGATCTTGTCCATCAGGCTAGTTAATTCAATTACTTGCTACAGGAATCGAATATGCAAAACAATTTAGCAAATCAATCGGCTAATTACAACTTACCAGAATTTCTATCTGGTGACGTTGTTGTACTTACTAAAGAGTGCCGTACTTTCAAATCAAATGATTTGTTTGAAGTTAAAAACAAAACTTTGACTAGTTTATGGACCATTAAATCAGAGAATCATTTGATTCTAGTTTCTTCAAAAGAAATCCGCACAGCAACAGTTGCTGAACTTAACGCCAAACGCCGACTAACAAGCGCTGAGCAAGCATTAGCGGAGGTGTCATGAGTGCCTTTGAACAACAACAAAAGCATATTCAATCCTGGCATGAACCAGCATTAAGAACTTTGTCTGGTTTGTTGAAAAAACGGAAGGAAAATTTAGCCCGCCAAAACCGTGACGAAAAAAATGCTGCTGTAACACGTGATGAATTCATGCAGGCTTTGGTTGACGAGCATGGAAAACATGGGATTTATCTTATTCATGCTGGCCCGATCATCTCAAGTTTATATCGGGCTAAACGGATCCGCTATTTGGGTAGCACATTCATTCAGTTGAATGAAGAGGGGGATAAATGAGTCTAGATGCAACAGTTTGGGCTTGGAAAACCCGTCAAAAACAAAAGGTGGGTGGAGCATTAAAACCACTCAAAAAATTAGTCCTTCTTTCACTAGCCGATCGAGCTGGTGAAACACATGAATGCTATCCAAGTATTGCTCGTTTAGTTGATGACACGGAAATGGACCGTAAGACCGTTTTAAAAATCATTGATGAGTTAATTGAAGACGGATTTATTATCGATACTGGTAAGCGCGAAGGTAAAACTAAGCAGGTAAAAGTCTATCTTTTGATCGGAGTTAAAGGTCGGGAAACAGTACCAACAAAGGTACACTTTGACACTGAAAATGATGATTTAAACAATACCAACAATGGAACAGTTCCAACAACGGAACAGTTCCAACAATTCCATGAAAGAGTCCCAACAATTCCGTTAAACAGTCCCAACGTTGGGACACGGAATCTTTCAAAGAATCTATCAGAAGAATCTAAAAATAAAAAAACATGGTTGAGTTTGAAAAAACTTCGTGAAGAAATTCTTTTGGCAACTGATCAGGAAACTTACGAGCAGATCAAAAACGCGACTTGGTTCGATCGAGAGTTACGAGCATTTGAACTCTACAACGCCGAGAAGAATCTTTGCGATGAACTCATGAATTACCACTTTGCAGATTGGTTAATCAACGCATGTGGAAAATACCAAGCACGTGAACAATCTAAAAAACCAAATTCTGGAACGCAGGTCCGAGTCCCGCAGGGAGAATCAAATACTCTTAGTTCAAAACAGATTTACTCATTTGCTCAAAAACTTTCTGTACATCCTGAGTTTGCAAGCAAATACGCTGAAGGTAACGAGAGCTATGAACAACTTGCTGCACGTGTCGCAGTGAAACTTGCAGATCCAGAGCAACAACAAAAATTGATGCCATACCTCATTCAGGTTGGATTTCAACAAAAAGGTAAAGGAGAGGCGGCTTGAATAAATTCGAGATTTTAAGCTGTGGCTTACTCATTTCGTGTGTAACAGCAGTACTTTGCGGTGCGGTGGTTTTGTGGTGGTTGGCGCGTAAAGAGCTTGATGAGAAAGGAGCCAGCCATGAGTAAATGCCAACACTGTGCAGTTGAAGAGTTAATAAATTCTTACGGCGGTTTTGCAGAAGTTAAGACTCTTTGTGAAAAATTACGAGGCAAATATAACCGCAGTGGGCTATCAAACACTGATTACAACGAGCTACTTCAATTAGAAAAGGCACTTGACCAAGCGAAGAAGTTTAATGCGGAGGGCGCAAAAAATGGACAGTAGATGGATTGAAGCGCAACGCCGTGAAATGGAAAAGCTTATTTCACCAGAGCTAATCAAGTCGAGAGATTTAGCACGTCAAAGTTACTTCGATCAGATGGAAAAAGAAATGGCTGACCACGTATCACGCTCAATTGAACCACTCAGCGGTAAAAAGCAAAGCACTCTGGTTGAACTAAGTGAGTCAATTGAAAAACTGGCTCAGAAGTATAAACAAGATGCTCATTCATCCAGCCTTTTAGGTGATCAGGATAAAGCGCGAGTTTATAACTGCTTTGCTAATCAATTGGACCATTTGCTGAAAGGTGGTGCTTGATGTCATCAGTCAGCATTGCTGAATACCGCAAGTTATTTCCGATAAAGAAAAATAAAAAGCGGCGTTCAGCAAAGCAAGTTGCCAGACAACCAAGTGTGGGTGAAATGGTTCTGGCAACGCATTTAAGAGCATGCAAGATCGGTTTTGAACAGGAATATAAGTTCCATCCAAAACGCAAATGGAGAGCTGATTTTCTGATTACTGGTACAAAAATTTTAATTGAGGTGGAAGGCGGGATCTGGAGCGGAGGCCGTCATACAAGAGGTAAGGGCTACATAGGGGATATGGAGAAATACAACTCCGCAGCAATGATGGGTTTTACAGTTTTACGGTTCAGTACTGAGCAAGTGAAAGCAGGCGTGGCGATTAAACAAATTGAGCAATTGGTGGGATGATTATGAATATGGCAGCGCAACAACACATTTTACAAGCGGTCAATTGGTCTAAATATAGTTTTGAAGAATGGTGCCGACAGCTTGGGGCATGGCTTAACGGCGATACTGAAACAATGGTCAAAATAGTTAAGACGATGCCAACTAAACGCATCACTCAACAGCAACGCGAAAAGTTAATGGCTATGTATATGGGGGATGAGAGTTTAAAAGATCGCTTGTGTATTCGCCGTAAGGGTACTTGTTGTGAGTTAAATGACAATGAAGCGCGGGCAATACATAAACTCCTACTTGATCTTCAGACTATCGAGGATGAGATTGTTAATGAATGGATTGGGGCAATCTGGTGGCATTATGTAATGGGGGAGTCTATACGAGACATCGCAAAGAGTAATGATACTTATGGGTCGCAAATCCAACAGGACATTAAATGCGGTTTAGCATTTATTAAATCTCGTTATCCCCATTTTCAATTTGATAAGTTTATAAAAACAGTTGTAGTTGAAAATCAATTTTCTTGACTGTAAATACAGGGTGTGGCATATTCGTGCTATAGTGTTCGAAGTGTAAGTAAAGCACTAGTATTAAAGCTCATCATTTGGTGGGCTTTTTTGTTTTGTGTATAATTAAATATTATTAATAACCAAGAAGATCGCAAAGAAATGAAGAGTGAAATTATCGATAAAATAGAATCTTTTCTTAGTTCTCAAATTCAAATGTTCGAAATGTTTGGGGAAAGTAAACAATTGGAAAAGCTCAAGGAACAATTGAGTCATTTTAAAATACGAGAACATGTTATAAATGATGGATTGAAGCAAGGTCTTTCTTTGGAGCATATGGAAAGATTGGTTCTAAAATATCTGAGATTAATGCTGATAAATATTGGTTATCCAAGTGATGAAGAATTCATAAAAGAGCTAGACAAGGAAATTGATGAATATACGAATATTTTGGGTTATCGTTAATATTAAATATTCATAAACCTATAGATGACTGAGCATGGCTTAGTTATATGCTATAGTCCAGTCTAATTAAAAGCTGGTTAGCAAAATGAATATCTGTGTTGGTGGTGATTTGGATGGGCAAGTGATAGAAAAAGAAGGCAGATTACTAAAAGCTTCTGACATTGATCCATCATTCAAAACTGAGTACTACAAACAGATTTACAACCGTGACAATACGGTGTTCCATTTCTGGTTACCAATTGGATCTGACTTACATGACATGTCAGAGAAAGTACTAACTATTCTTAGAGCACCTAAAAACTAGTTTTATCGTTTGCCGGACGTATTACGGCACAAGAAGCTCCGCTAAATATCGATTATTGGCGGGGCTTTTTCTTTTTGGAGTATGTATGACTGAATTTCAAAAAATTACACATGAGATTAGACAGCTCCAAATAGAGCTAAACCATTTGGGAAGTTGCAATACAAAAGGTTTAAATACAGAACAGATCGCTCACTTAGATGAGCGATTTTTTTTGGCCATAGCAAAGCAAAATAAATTAATTGCACGCCTCAACAATAAACCAGAAGGCTTCTTATAAGAGGCTATTGGTATGGATGATAAAGAGTATTTTTGGCTAACACGGAAAAAAGAACCTAAAACCAAGCCTAAATCCAGACCACTACCTAAAGCTACTCAAAAGTACTTAGAGGCAGAGGAAGAATTTACTGAAGCTTTAGACAATCTGGAAATTAAGTACGAAAAGAAATTCCAGTTTAAGTCTACTAAGCATTGGCGTTTTGATTTTCATTTAATTGAACATCGTATTTTAGTTGAAATTGCTGGCGGTCCCTGGTCAGGTGGACGAAAGGGCAAGCTAAAAAACAAAGCTTGGAGTCTTGATCGTTACGATGTGGCTGAAGAGATGGGTTACACAGTAATTCGCATAGAGGCAGCACCAAGATTTAAGATTAATGAATCTGGTCCATTACAGATCCAAGCTCATTTCGCTAGCCAATGGCTTAAAAATTTAAAGAGGCAAATATTTAATGGATCAGATCAGACCATTTCCTCCAACTGATTTTATTGATCAAGCTGAAGAAGAGGAAGCAATTCGTTTAATACCGGCTCCAGACCTAAAAAAATGGGTTGTGGCTAATTACTTAACGATTGGTGGGCCTCTTTATAATCCAGATCATGATCATATTGCTGAGTTACTTCATGATAATGAAGAATTTTTAGCATTTGCTTGGGCCTCTTCTGCATATAAAAGCAAGCAAGCTATGGTGTTAGGCCAGTGCGAAAAAGTCATGTTCAATGTTGGTGGCTGGCGTAAAGCTCGACAAGAGCAACAGATGCGTGATTGGTTTGGTTTTGTACCTACTTATTTAATAACTGTCGACGCTTCTTTCTGTGAGCGTGCAAACGATACAGAGTTCTGTTACTTACTTGAACATGAGCTTTACCACATTGGAGTGATGAGAGACGAGGACGGAGAAATTGTTTATAGCGATAGTTCTGGTCTTCCTAAGCACTATCTTGCAGGTCATGACGTTGAAGAGTTTATTGGCGTAGTTAAACGTTATGGACCAAGCAAAAATGTTAAGCGACTTATTGAAGTCGCAAAAAATCCGCCGTTTGTTTCGAATCTTGATATTTCAAAATGCTGCGGAAACTGTGTAATCAATTGAGCCAAATGGCTCTTTTTTTTGCCTGTTTTGTTGGACGTAGTTGGACAAAGGGGGAGGTATGGCGGCACTTAAAGAGCCTGTAAAAATCTTTATAGTTCAGTCTCTTGCTTGCTTTGATACCCCTCAACAAGTAGCGGATGCTGTCAAACAGAGATTTGGTATTGAAATTGACCGAAGGCAATGCGAAGCGTATGACCCGACAAAAACAACTGGGAAGAACCTAAGCAAGAAGTTGGTAACCCTTTTTCACAAAACTCGAGAAGACTTTAAAAAGAATGTTTATGACATCCCTTTAGCTAATAAAGCCTATCGGCTTAAAGAACTTCAGAAGATTTATGAAGACTGGAAGAACAACAGGCTTATGAAGCAAGGTGTTATTAAACAGGTTCGGGAAGAAATGCAGGGTTATGACCTGATGTTATTAAATCTTGAGTTAAAGCAACTTGAGATTGAAAAGTTAAGAGAGGGTGAAGGTGATGAAGATCCAACACCAGTCAAGGTAACTATTCAAGTTGTGGATGCGAGTAAAAAAGATGCCGAACATCAATCCGACACTGAATGTACCTCAGGCTAATTTTTTGCAGATGGAAAAGAAGTTCCGCGCATTTGTCGCTGGCTTTGGATCGGGAAAGACTTGGGTTGGATGCTCCAGTTTATGCAACAAAGCTTGGGAATTCCCTAAAGTACCTTTGGGTTATTTTGCTCCAACTTACCCGCAGATTCGCGACATTTTCTTTCCAACTATTGAAGAGGTTGCTTTCGATTGGGGGCTTAAAACTAAGGTTTATGAAACCAATAAAGAGGTGGATATCTATTATGGTCGGCAATATCGAACGACAATCATTTGCCGGTCTATGGAGAAACCAGCAACAATTGTAGGTTTTAAAATTGGCCACGCCTTGATTGATGAACTTGATGTTATGGCCAAGGTCAAAGCTCAACAGGCTTGGCGTAAAATCATTGCTCGTATGCGCTTTAAACAAGCTGGTTTGCTCAATGGTATTGATGTGGCAACAACACCAGAAGGCTTTAAATTCACTTATGAGCAATTTGTTAAAGAGGCAAATAAATCAGAGGCTAAGCGTAAGCTATATGGAATGATTCAAGCTTCAACTTATGACAATGAAGCTAATCTTCCAGATGACTACATATCATCACTTTATGAGTCTTATCCGCCGCAATTAATTTCAGCTTATTTAAGAGGGCAGTTTGTCAATTTAACCAGCGGTGCTGTTTACCCCGACTTTGATCGAGTTCTAAACCACACGGATGAAGAAATTAAGAAAGGTGAGCCTTTACTCATTGGTATGGATTTTAACGTGCTTAAAATGGCTGCTGTGGTTTATGTCATTCGAGAAGGGAAGCCAAGAGCTTTAGATGAACTGGTTGGCGTGAGAGATACACCGACGATGTGTCAATTGATTAATGAGCGCTTTCCAGATCACGATATTACCGTGATTCCAGATGCTTCAGGTCAGGCAACATCTTCAAAGAACTTCAGTGAATCAGATCATGCAATCTTAAAGAAAAATGGATTCAAAGTTGAAGTGAATGGTGTGAATCCCGGAATTAAAGATCGTATTACTGCTGTTAATGCACAAATCCTAAATGCCGAGGGTGAACGACACTTAAAAGTGAACACAAATAAGTGCCCTAACTTTACGGCTACTTTAGAACAGCAAGTCTATGATGATTTTGGAATGCCAGATAAAAGCGCTGGTTTGGACCACGTTGGCGATGCTGGTGGATATCCAATAGCCAAGAGATTCCCGATCATCATTCAGAAAGTATTTAAACGGCGCACAATCGCTGGTTTTTCCCGTTAAACAACGCACCTTTTCAGGTGCTTTTTTATTGGTGTTTTTATGGCAGTTACTGATAAACATCCGCAGTATATTGCTGCACAAAAAAGCTGGTTGATTATGCGTGACGCCGTTGCTGGTGAAGAGCAGATCAAACAGGCACAAACTAAGTACCTAGCTAAATCGGCCGGAATGATTGAGGCTGAAAAGCAAGGAGATACGACTGGAGAGATTTATAAAGCCTATCTAAGTCGAGCTCAGTATCCTATATGGGTTCAGGATTCATTACGCACGATGATTGGTTTAGTTTCAAAGCTTGAACCCAACATCGTAATTGAAAGTTCTCTGTTAAAGGGTTTGATAGAGAATGCAACAAATGACGGTTTTGGGCTTAAACAGCTCTTTATTCGTATTTGTTCAGAGTTGCTAGAGTTTGGGCGCTGTGGGCTGCTTGTCGATGTTGATGCTAACGGAGTGCCATATTTCGCCTTATATGATGCGTTATCTATTATCAACTGGAAGGAAAACAGTATCGGTGGTCGAAAGGATTTAAAACTGTTAGTGCTCGAGGAGCAATTTGATAATAGTGAAGATGAATTCGGGCACGAAACTAAAACGGTTCACCGCGTTCTATCTATGGATGATGGAGCATTAGCGGTCCGATTGTTCGATGGTTCAAATGTGGAGGATAAAACTCCCGATCTCGGCGGTAATCAACTTTCTTTCACACCATTTGTTTTCTGCGGTGCCACTAGTAATTCTCCGGATGTAGGTACCATACCGCTTTTGACAATGGCCAAGGCTGCTCTGAAGTATTACCAACTTAGTGCAGATTATTACCAGTCTCTTCACCATACGGCCCATCCGCAACCTTGGATTAGTGGCCTTGATGATGACGATGATGATGATATTAGCGTTACTGGTGTTATGGCTGTCTGGAGTCTTCCTCCAAATTCACAATGTGGTTATTTAGAAATTTCAGGTAACGGCATTGAACTCACTAAAAAGGAAATGGATGCGCAAAAGAATTCAGCATTAGAAGCTGGGGCTAAAGTAATTGATACCAATACACAAGAATCAGGTGAGGCACGCCGTGCACGGCAAGACGATCAGCAGGCAAGTCTTCACAGTATCGTGATGTGTGCAGCTGCAGCAATTGAACAAGCCATTAAGTATGCAGCGCAGTGGTTAAAGCTGGATTCGACAAAATATTCATTTACGGTTGAACCTGAGTTTATTGTGCAGGTCACGGATATTAATCTTGCAAAACAGCTTTATGAGGGTGCTATTTCAGGGAAAAACTCTTTCCGCACATATTGGGAATACCTGATGACAGGTAAATTACCAGCTCACGACTATCAGGAAGAAGTGAAGCGGGTAGAAATAGAGCGAGATAACACTCCTTTGTAGAGGTGATGTATGGCTTCAAAAGAAGATAAATCATTGATTGAAATACTTACCGAACATCAGGCGTACTTATATCGGGTGTCTTCTCAATCTGTTAAAGAGCTATTAAAAATCTTTAATGATGAGTCAATATTAATGTTGGCAAAGCTTCGGGATTTGCTTGATGAATTAAATGATTCTGAAAAGATGGCTCTAGCAAGTGGACAGTACACAACGTCAAATCTGAAAGAAGTTCGTGATCTGATTGCTCAGTGGTTTACTGCAATAAACACTGCATTACCTGAAGCTTTCGCTGTTTCTGCTACTGCCTTGGCAGTTTATGAAGCTAATTACACGGCGAAGCTATATGGAGGCAAGATCGAAAAGCCAAATGGTGAAAAGCTATATACAGCAGCTAAAAAAGTACCCTTAGTAGGTGGAGCATTAGTTGATGATCTTCTTTCCAAGATTGCTGAGACTGCACACCAAAAAGTTGAATATGCAATTCGGGATGGCATTAACTCAGGCAAAACAAATCAGGAAATAGTTCAGCGTATTCGCGGCACCAAGCGGCTTAATTATGAGGATGGGCTTCTAAGTAGCAGTAAGACTGATATCGACCGTACGGTGAGAACAGTTCGCAGTCATGTGGCTAATCAAACGTATTTAGATACTTTCAAACAGTTAGGTTTTGAGTATGTTCGTTTTATTAGTGTATTGGATGGAAGAACATCTAAGCTTTGTGCTCATTTAGACGGTACTGTCTGGAGGATTGATGATCCGGCAAAACGTGTACCGCCGTTGCATCCTAATTGTCGCAGCGAACTAGTACCAGTTAAAAAAGATGGTCAACTTATCGGTGAACGGCCATTTGTCATGGACGAACGTAGAGTTAAAGACATCCCCAAAGAAGAGCGTAGCCAGTTAATAGGGCAGCTAGATGCTAATACCACATTTAAAGAGTTCTTCAAAAAGACTGATGATTTCTTTCAAAGAGAATGGTTAGGACCGAAGCGTTACAAGCTCTATAAGGAAGGGAAATTTGATTTTGATAAGTTCTTCGATCCAGAGGGGCGGTTATACACATTGGACCAACTTCGAAAGTTGGATGAGCAAACCTTTAAGGAGTTGGGCTTATGAGTGAGTCAAGACATTTAGTGCTAAAGCGTCACCCTACTTTGAAAGGTTATCTGGTTATTTGTGATGAAGAAACTGGACAACCTCTAGCTGGACAAAGAGCAGTACAGATGAATTCTGATGCCTTAAATGGACCCGCAACAATTACTGTAACTTTTGAAGCATATGGTGCTCATGGTGTTCGCTTAGTGAGTGATGAACCAAGGCCGACTCAAACAAAGCAAACGTAGCTAAAGGTACTGCAAATGTCTGAAAAGCAAATCAATATGTCAGATGCTCAATTTATTCTGAGCACAAAATTAATTCTGGTGCCTTTTCTTCAAATTAAGATTTCAAGAGCCATGGCAATTTATGGTTTTACTTTTGAAAGATTAAAAGCGATTGCACTCATCAATTAGAACTTAATTTTTAACCTTAGCACCTCCGGGTGCTTTTTTAATGCCTTGAGATAAGGCTTTACCCCAATCAAACGAGAGGTTTGAACATGTCATTGCCATTTATTGTTGATTCACTTGATGCAATCAAAGAAGAACACCGAGCTTTATATGTCGAGGAAAACGGGAAGTTTCGCCTCGACTTAGAAGGTTATGAAGATCCAAAAGGTTTGAAATCTGCACTTCAAAGCGAGCGAGATGCTGCTAAGAACGCAAAGTTGGAACTTCAAAAACTTCAGAAACAATTTGAAGGAATTGATCCTGAAATTGTTAAGAAAGTCTTTGCTCAAATTGACCAGGATGAAGAGGCCAAATTAATCGCAGAAGGCAAGGTTAACGAAGTGATTCAGAAGCGCACCGAGAAGATGCGTGAAGAGCATGAAAAGTTACTGAAGGCCGAAAAAGAACGTGCTGATAAAGCCGAAGCTTATGCTCAAAAGTTCAAGCAATCAGTAATTCAAAGCCAAATTGTGCAGGCTGCAATTGAACTTGAAGCATTGCCAGAAGCGACCCCTGACATCGCCTTTTTAGCTCAGTCAAAATTTGCATTAGATGAAAACGGCAAAGCTGTGGCAGTTGATGAAAACGGCGAAGTGGTGATTGGTAAAGACGGTCAGACGCCGATGACACCAAAAGAATGGGTTGAATCTCTACGCGAGCAAAAACCGTATTACTGGCCTAAGCCTAATGGCATGGGCGCACCTGGTAGCAACAATTCAAAAGGTCAGCCAGACATTCTCAAAGCAGATGGCTCGGTAAATATGACCAAATTGGCGCAATTACGAAATGAAAACCCGCAACTAGCTAAAGAACTAGCGGCAAAACACGGTATTAAACTTTAAGGAGTAAAGCCTAATGGCTGAGACAAAAATTGCTGATGTAATCGTACCCGAGTTATTCACTCCGTACGTATTAAATAAAACTGCTGAAAAGTCTGCATTATGGCAGTCTGGCATTGTTGGGGATTTAGATGTAGATGTAGCTTTCGGAACAGAGGGTGGTACAACTGTAAATATCCCATTCTGGAATGATTTAAGTGGTGAGTCAGAAGTACTTTCAGATTCAAAACCTTTATCTGTAAATAACATCACTTCAGGCAAGGACATTGCGATTCTTCATGCACGTGGTAAAGCATGGGGCGCTAATGATTTGGCTAAAGCATTATCTGGTGACGATCCACTTGGTGCGGTTGGTGATCTGGTGGCAGATTACTGGTCGCGTGAGTTTCAAGGTTTTACCGTAAACACCCTTAAAGGTGTATTCGGGGCGGCCAGCATGACAGGAAATACTCACGATATTTCTGCTGGAACTGGAGCTGCCGCTGTAATTGATGGTGTATCTTTTGTTGATGCTTCTTATAAGTTGGGTGATGCCGTAGATAAATTAACGGCTATTGCAATGCACTCGGCAACCATGGCGGCTTTAGCTAAGCAAGGCTTAATCGAAACTGTTCGAGATGCTGATGGTGTGGTTCTCTACAAAACCTTTATGGACCGTCGTGTGATCGTTGATGATGGTATGCCCGTTGAAGGTGATGTCTTTACCTCATTCTTGTTTGGCCAAGGTGCGATTGGTTTCCAAGATATTGGCGCACCAGTTGGTGTAGAGACTGACCGTGATAGTTTAGCGGGAACTGACATTCTTATTAACCGCCGTCACTTTGTACTACATCCTCGTGGCATTAAATGGGCAGGTGCGACAGGTATTGCACCTAATAATGCCGGTCTTGCTACAGCCGATAACTGGGAACGTGTCTACGATCCTAAACAGATCCGTATTGTGGCATTCAAGCACAAGATCAAATAACAAAAAGGCGGGTAATACCGCCTTAACTATTTGGAGATCCACATATGGGACTTTCATCATTTAACCGTGCACGGGAAAGACAACAAATGACAGAAACTAAAATTGCTGAACTCGAAAAACAACTGGCAACTTTGAAAGGTGAATTCATTGCCTTCCAAAATGATCCTGAGGCAATGAAAGCACGTATTGCTGAGCTTGAATTGGGTGAAGGAAAACAAACGCCAGATGGCGAAAATCAGCAAGATCAAGGTAACCAAAACCCTGGTGATGACCAGGTGCAGTCTATTAATTATGCCGGACTTAAAGTTGATGAGCTTCGAGCTGTACTAACTGAAAAAGGCATTGCATTTGAACCAGGCGCTAAAAAAGATGAACTTTTAGCATTAATTCCGAAGGAATAATTCATGAGCTTTATCACTGAACAAGAAGCGATAGAACATGTTGAAGGCTTTGATGCTTTATCTGCTAGTGATAAGGCTCAATACCTTCAGATGTCAGAAGCATATCTATTAGCACGTAACGTTAAGCCTTATGAAGATGCTACCCAAGTACCTGAACCTTTAAAAACGGCCTCCTATCAAATCATCAAGGGCATTATGAAAGGAGACCTATATCAAGGACAGGAACAGGCACTAAAACGTAAGAAAGTCAAAGCAGATACGGTTGAGACCGAAAAGGAATATCAGGACGGATCAGTAAAGCTTAGTGCGATTGAGCAATTCATTCTTGATTTGATTAAGCCTTACAGCAAACGAAAAGCTGTATTTTTTGTCAGGAAAATCTAATGAGTTTACGTGACGAAATTCAGGCAGATATTGCTGAAGCATTTAATGATGATTTAGCGGACGCCGTTCATACCTTTACGTGTGAACGGATATCAAAAACTAATTGGGATCCTAAAACTGAAACATATGTTGAAGTTAAAGAAAACTATTCTGGCCGAGGTGTACTTTTTGGCTCATACAGTCAATATGAGATTGAGACGCTTGGAGTGCTGGCTACTGATAAAAAAGCAACTGTGCTGCAAAATGAAGTATCCATGACTCCAAAAATTGACGATGAATGGCTAACAGCTTTAGGCTCATTTCGAGTTATCCATATTCAACAAGATCCAGCCAGTACAATCTGGAAATGTCAGCTTCGAAAAGTGTAGGGGCTAAAATGGTTAATCCTGATTATGTTCCTGAATGGTATATCTCGCCTTTTCAACATGTGCAGTACACGCTTGCTCGAAATCAACTACACATGGATTTGTTATTTGAAGATATGGATAAGGCCGATCAATTTTTGGATATGGGAGCGGATGCGCAAGTTAGTACTTTTTCTGATGGTGCATATGCAATCGTCCAAATTGGTGATACGGCGGATAAAGACCGAATTCAAGTTTATGGATTGCTTTTACATGAAGCTGTTCATGTCTGGCAAAAGATTAAAAAGCTCATGGGTGAACGAGAACCGAGCTCTGAGTTTGAAGCTTATTCAATTCAGGCGATCGCTCAGGATCTCTTTAAGATGTATGAGGAAAGCGAGGTGAATGATGGGATGGAAGGGGAAAAAGCCAACTGAATTTAGTTTTGATGTGGCTAAAACAGCAGAGGAAAAGGTAAAGAAAATTACAATGGATGCTGTTCAGTCTTTAGTGGTTTCAAGTCCTGTTGATACTGGCGCTTATCGTGCTTCGCATATCGTTTCAATTGGATCTGGTGATTATGGTGTCCGTGGACCTGAAACAAATGCTATTCAGGATGCAGCTATTCAAGCCGTGAAGTTTAAGTTGGGCAATTTAGTTTATATCCAGAACAACCAGCCTTATGCAGAGCGCTTAGAAAATGGGTGGTCTGATCAAGCACCACAAGGAATTTACAACACCACCTTTACCTTTATTTCTCAGAAGTATGGCGGCTAAAATGGCAATGACTTTAGAGCAGACAAGGCAAGCTATTATCGATCGTATGCAAGCTTTTACCGGTATTACGCAAGACAGAATCAAGTATCCAAATTTACCAGGCTTTAATGTACCTAAAGATGGTGTTTGGTGCCGCTTAACGATTGCAGGTGGTCCCAGTTTTACTTCTGGCATTGCAGATAAGCCATGTACTCGCCGTACCGGTAATATTATGGTCCAATGCTTTGCTCGTCCCAATTCAGGAATAATGGAAATCACAAAACTGAGTGATGCTTTGCTTGCCCATTTTGAATATTACTCAATCGATCATCTAGAATGTTTGCAAGGACAATCAATTTTTGTTGGCCAAGATGCTGATTTCATTCAGTATAATGTGACCATTGGGTACAAGGTGAATTGATATGTCATGTATGCTGACTTTAGAAGAAATCGAAATTAAACGGCAAGAACTGGAAAGACATCTTGAAGATGTTATGTCTGTTGAGTTGAGCAAATGGCAATCTGAAAACAAGCTATGTGTTTCCGATGTGAATATACGCTTGGCTAATGTTGATTGTCTCGGAGGGCCTAAACATAACGTTGTTACTGGAGTAAGTGTTGATTTAGATAATGAGCTTTGAGTTCAAGAAAAAGCTTCTGCAAGGCGATTATTTTTAATGACCTCAGCATATTATCATTTGTGATTACATTCTGTTACAGTAATAGAAATTTATAACAAATGGTAAAACATGAAAAAATCAACTTTAGGCTGGGGTGCCGCAGGATTAGTAGCTTTAGGGATTTTTGGTTCAGGCAATGATAACTCTCCAAAACAAACTTCAAATTCAGAAAATGCACAGAGTGCAGTAGAGGAAGTTATCGAATCAAAATATATCAACACTAATTCTTTAAATATTAGAGATAAACCAAACGGTCACGTAGTAGGAAAGTTAGGACGTGGAGAAAAAGTTGATATTTATGAGACGAAAGGAAACTGGGCACGTATTTCCTTAAATTCCTCATCACCTCAGTGGTTATCAACAAAGCTATTATGTGAAACGGATGGCTGCTTTAAACAAAAGTCTCGATCAACCACGTCAAATAATTATCAGGCCTTAAAATCTCATCCTCATCATTCTGAAAGAAAACAGAAAAAAACCTACTACGATAGTGATTGTTCATGTGCTGTGGTGGATTATTGCGTGGGTCCTAGAGGTGGGCACTACTGTATTACGAGTGGAGGAAACAAGAGATACAAACCTAGATATTAATTAATTTGAATTATGAGACCTCCATTTTGAGAGGTACTTTATGTCTTATTCACTACCACCTCATCGGTGGTTTTTTTATGTCTATAGGAATCACTTATGAGCAATTTTGTTTTTAAGCGTGGTGACACATTCAACTTGAACTTGCAGCTGGTTGATATGGATGAAACCCTGCAGTATCCACCGGATGATGTTCGCCGTGCAATTGATCTAACCGGTTACACCTTTACTTCACAGATTAAAGCTTTGGCTGATGGAGCAGCTGTAGCTACCTTGACTTGTAGTGCATTAAATCAAAGTACACAGAAGGGATGGCTGAATATTAAATCTAGTGCAAGCACTGCAACTTGGCCCTTAGGTCTGTGTCAGATGGATATTAAGGCCGTTGTTAGTGGTACTACACAGCACACTGAAACTTTGACTTTCCAAGTGATTGACGGGGTAACAGCATAATGGCAAATCTTGTTTTTAAATTTAGTTGGGATCACCGGCCATTCCCGTATAACTCGGCTCAGGGAAAACGGCAATTCATGCTGCCTTTTGCCTCAGGTATTCCTAATCTAGCACCTGCCTTTTCACAAATTACGGATATCCCCACAACTAATCCGGCTTCACGGGTAATTGGGACTGCAGCAGGAAATGTAATGGAAGTTGGGGCTTTTGGTTTGGGTGGTAGATCAGTCAATAGTACTTCTACTGATAAGATTGATGTGAACGGATTTTACCATGAGCAATTATCTTCTTCAGCTTCGCCCTCAACAATGAACTATGCTGCATTTATCCATGTTAGACATATGTCAGCAAGTGGCTACGCATTTCAGTTAGGGGCACCGATGGGAGCATCAAGTTTAAATGCTCTTAAAGGTCGTATTTGTAATGCCGGTGTATGGTCTGATGTTGCCGTTATCTACAACACCCACAATACAACAAAAGATTCCAATGGTTTTATTAAAGCTGCTTCTCCTGTAGTGAAGTTATTCAGTGATCATATTGAGCTTAATACGGATGCTGAAAAGCAACCTATCCAATTTGAGAAGGTTGAAGAAGGTGATTACCTTCTAAAAGGTTCACTTGGTTTTGCTCAGGAAGGTTGGTATATCGAAGTTCCTAAAGATGCCAATGGGAACACTGTCGTAGCTGTTGAATATTCAACTTTAGAAAACGGCGATCTTTCAATTAAAACTTACAAGCGTAAGTTTGATTTTGAACTTGCTGCTGTTGTGGCAGATCACGAGAACCCAATGGACATTCCAGAAGGCCGCTGGATTGATATACGTCTGCATGAAGAACCTGAGCCGGAGCCAGAAGAACCTTTGAGTGAAACACCAGTGGATTTCCAGCCGACTAACTTATCTCAGGCAGTTGCTGCAGCCATGAATGGCGTGGAACCGCCAGAAATCTCAGACACAGACGAAACACTTTAATAACCCGCTTAAAAAGCGGGTTTTTTATTGCCTAAATTTTGGAGAACCATAAATGAGTTCAGGCGCAAAAATTCGATTATATGCTTGTGAAGAAGCAGTTTTAGGAACAACTCCAGCAAACCCGATCTGGTACACAGTTCGCCGTGTAAGTGATGGTTTATCTGAAAATGTTTCTACTGAAGAAAGCAGTGAAGTGGTTGATTCACGTTTTCGACAAGGTGGGGTAGTTACTGAAGCAGAAGTAGCAGGTCAGTTAGAGTTTGAATTATCACTTGGAACATTTGATCTATTCCTAAGTGCTTTAGCCTTCAATAACTGGGCGACAAACAGCTTAACAATTGGCGGTGCTGTTCGAAAATCATTAACGTTGGTTAAAGTTTTTGAAGATATTGGGCAGGTGTTTATTTACCGTGGAGTTCAGGTCAATTCTGGTGAAATTACTATCCAGACCACGGGGAAAATCACTGGTAACTTTGGTCTTGTAGGTAGCTCGTTTACTCGTCAGCAAACGAACCCTGTAGTGAATCCGGTTGCAGCTTCGACTCGTCCGCTTGTCAGTATGCCGAACGTGGAAAACTTGCTTGTAAACGGCCAGTCAATTCAAGGTAAAGCGTGTCTACAGTCTCTTACCATTTCTATCAATAACAACCTTGAAGCAATCCGTTGTATCGGATCTGGTAAATACACTCCAGAGTTTTATTTAGAGAAGATGATGGATATCGAAGCGAATGCTTCATTCATGTTCTCGGCCACAGCTGCTGGTTGGATTGATGCAATCAAAACCCGTGATGTGTTTACACTGACCTTCGACATCAGAGACAGCAAAGGCAGTAAATACTCGTTTAACTTCCCTCAATTAGAAGTCATGGAAGCCAATCACCCGGATGGCGGTGGTGATGACATCATAACTGTAGATATCAACTTTGCCCAAGTTCGTACAGCGCCAACAATTGTACGTGCTCTTGTGTAATCAACTTATTCAGTAACAAAGCCTATGGAATCCCATGGGCTTTTTTATTTCTAAAAATTAGAGGTTGCTATGGCTTTAAAAGTCGGAATTATTAAAAGCTCGGACGTATCAAAATGGTGCGAATACAAAGGTGCTGATGGAGAGGTACAGGCAGAATTTAAAGTCCGTGGTATCGCTTATAAGCCTTTTCAGGTAGCTATTGAACGAGCAGGAAATCAGATCTCGTCTAAAGGCTATGATGTGATGGTCAAAGATGAAAATGCCAAGCTTTACCACGAGCTTTTAATGGATGCATGTGCTGCCCACTTAATTGAAGACTGGAAAGGTGTGGTATTTGCCGAAATCGTAGACGGTAAAACTGTTGAGTCTGAAAAGCCATATACACCTGAGAATGCCTCAAAGCTTCTTAATCTTGGTGATATTGGTATTTCAATCTGGCTATTCATTAAAGAACAGGCCCAGAAGATTCAGGAAGAAGCCGACAAGGACAAGGCTTTAATTCTGGGAAAGTCATCGAGCTCTACAAATACCAAAAAACGTATGCGTCGAAAACGCCGCACGAAATCGAACAAATCAAATTCTTAGGTGGCCACATTCCGGATCCGCCAGAATATTCTTATGCGGCTGATTCAATTCTTTCAGCATTTAGTACTATTGCCAGATCCAGACGATATGAGCAGGGCATCCCGTTATCTTTAGATCAGCAGGCAATCAATGTCTATGCAGAGCATAATGATTTACCAGTAGCTGCTCATATCTTTAATGACTGTATTTTTGCATTGGATAACTTGTTTTTAGATGAAGCCCATAAAAAAATAAATTCCAAGTCCTCAAAAAAGTAACCCTAGAGTTATTTACATATAATAACTCTAGGGTTATTATTATCTCATCAAGTTAATAAGGGATTGGTGTGAAAAGTCTGGATTTAATCAAAATGATTGAAGCAGATGGTTGGTATGAGGTTAGGGTTTCAGGAAGTCATCATCACTTTAAACACCCAACCAAAAAGGGGTTAGTTACAATCCCACATCCTAAAAAGGATTTACCAAACGGAACTGTTAAAAGCATTTTGAAACAAGCGGGTCTAAATTGACCCGCTGTTTCCCGACTTTAAATACTATATCCCTTACAACTAATCATAACGCAGTGGGCGATATGTTTATGCCAAGGGCATGGAGTGTTGAGATGTTATATCCAATTGCAATTGAACGAGGATCAGATACTGAGGCATTTGGTGTCACTGTTCCTGATATTCCAGGTTGTTTTAGTGCTGGTGACACACTTGAAGAAGCTATTGAGAATGTTAAAGAAGCTATTTCAGGCCATTTAGAAATATTGGCTGAAGATGGTGAGGAAATCCCATTAGCTTCCGAACTAGTTAAATTTGTCGATGATCCTGAATATAAAGGAATGATCTGGGCGGTTACCGAAGTTGATGTTAGTCGTTATCTGGGTAAACCAGAAAAAATCAATGTTACTTTACCAAGCCGTTTGATTCGTAAAATTGATGAGAATGTAGGTAAAGGTAAGAGATATACTACTCGATCGGCTTTCTTGGCTGCTGGTGCTGAAAAACTTTTACATGCATAGCCTGATTTAAAAGACCACCTTCGGGTGGTTTTCCTTTATGTGACATTTAGTAACCAGTTTGTTAAAGTTAAAACAACTTATAACAAATGGTGAAAATTCATGAAAAAATTATTAACTGCATGCTTAATTAGTTTGGGTTTAGTTGGATGTGCAACAACATCTGGAACTGCCCCGAAGGTTTCAACGAGTGGTTTTGATGGGTCAAAAAGAGTTTCAATTGATGGACATGGTGTTGCATGTGATCAAATGGTTTGTCCATTAATTGGTGCTATTTGGTCAAGTAATAGTCCTAATCTTGTTGGTTTAAAGATCTCAGTTATAAATAGTATTGTTGCTATTAATTCTGTTGATTTGAATGTGGATGGGGAAATAATTAAATTAAGAGAAAGTACACTAACTGATTTTTCTAATGACATAGTTCTAGAATCTAGCAAGGTTTTTGTAACCGACTTATCTACTGTTGATAAAATTCTCAACTCAAAAAGAGCTTGGATTCGAGTTAATACTAGCAAGGGACTAATCGAAAATCCGATTATTGATGGTTCTAAGGATAGTAAGGCTTACCACGCATTAAAACGCTTTAAAGATCAAGTAAATACTGTTAAGTAAAGCTTTGAAGTAAGTAAAAGAAATGAAACCCGCGCAGGCGGGTTTTTTTATTGCCTAGAGGAAAAGTAAGATGGCACAAGAATCCCGTTTGGTCATTGTTATTGATTCGCAAAATGCTGAACGTAATGCGCGTAATCTAGGCAATGAGCTCAATAGCATTGAGCGTAAAGGTGAATTTGCATCTAAGTCTATGGACAGCTTGTCTGTAGCCACCAGAGCTTTAGCTGGACACATGGCTGGTTTATTAACAGTAGGTTCAGCCATTTCAAAGATGGATACATATACTGGATTACAAAATCGCCTTAAGTTAGTCACTAACAATCAAGCTGAGTTAAACAAGGCTACGGAAGACACTTTCCGAATTGCTCAAAAAACCTATTCAGCTTGGGATTCTGTGTTACAGGTTTACCAGCGCTTTAGTGATAATGCAAAGACTTTAAATCTAACGATGGATGACACTGCTCGACTAACTGAAACAGTATCAAAAGCAGTTGCGATCAGTGGTGCAAGTGCAGAAGCAGCTGATGCAGCTTTAGTTCAATTCGGGCAGGCTTTGGCAAGCGGTACATTACGTGGTGAAGAACTCAACTCAGTTATGGAACAAACACCAGCTCTAGCAAAGGCTATTGCTAAAGGTATGGGGATCACCGTAGGAGAGTTGCGTTCAGTTGCGGCTGAAGGAAAAATTACTTCACAAGAAATTGTAAAAGCGCTTAGAAATGTAGAATCTGATGTTGATGCTCTTTTTGCTAAAACAGATATCACAATCGGGCAGTCTCTCACACTCCTAAACAACGAGATCACAAAATTTGTTGGCGAAGCAGGTAAGGGAAGTGGTGCGGCACAGGTATTAGCTGGATCAGTTCAAACTCTTGCAAGTAATTTAGATTTAATTGCTGATGGGGCTTTAGTAGTTGGTATTGGATATATCACTCGTGCAATTTTGATGAAGAGCGCTGCTATTAAAGAGGGAATGGCTTCGACTTTAGCGAGCCGCCAAGCATCTGTGCTAAATGCTCAAGCAGAATATGCTGAAGCTACAGCTGCCTTGAATGCAGCTAAAGCTCATCTCGCGAATGTGCGAGCAACAAATGCAGAAACCCAAGCTAAATTTGGTGCAACTGCGGCAGCAACTCGATATGCACAGGCACAGGCAGCAGTAACTGCTGCTACAAATGCACAAACTGCTGCACAAACTAGGCTCTCAGCAGCTTCTTCTTTAGTTGGTAGTATTGGTAGTCGAGCATTAGGACTTATCGGAGGTCCAATTGGAGCAATTACCTTAGGTGTATCCGCTCTGGCTGCAACTTACACTTATTTTAAAGGTAAGGCAGAGGAAGCGAATAGAACTCTCGCTGAACAAGCCGAAGTGGCTAACCGTACTGCTGAAGAGTTAAAAGGCTTAAAAGGTGAGGCAAAAACCAAAGCTATTAATGACTTAACAACGGCTTTTAAAGCTCAAAATGAGGAGTTGAAAAAAACAGAAATGGCCGTTGGTTCAGCCTTAATTGATATTCAAAACTTCGGTAAAGGCAATGTTGAACTTACAAGGATTTCTAATGAAGCTCGATTGGGCACAATTAGCTACAAGGAGGCTATGGAACAACTTGCTAAACAGAAGTTACCTCCAAGCCTAAGAGATGCTTTGAAGGAGCAAATCGACAAATACAATGAGGCTTATGAAAAGGCTGATAAGACAAAAACAGCCATTAAATTGTTTGGTATTGAAGTTACCTTAACAGGTAATAAAGCACAAAATGCGGCAATTGAGCAGCAGAAACATGCAGACGCCATCAATAATACAAAACAGGCTGCAGATGAAGCACAAAAGTCTTTACAGAAAATGTATGCAGATAAATTGTGGGATTCTAAATTTGTCGAGATAGTAATGAAAAAGGGGTTTTCTGAGTCTCAGGCTAATGATTTACTGAAGCTTTATAAAGATTCAATAGCTAAGGGTCTTAAGGCAGCAGACCGAGAGGCTATGAAATCATTAACGGATACTTGGAAAGCTGAAGAATCAATCAAAGCTATGACTGATGCTAGAACTGATTCAATACGTGAGCAAAACAAGGAGCTTAAAAATCAGCAAAAAGTACTAAATGTAAATGCGAAAGTCCTAGCAAATGCTTCAAAATTCGGCTTTGCAGATCTGGAGTCTAAATACAAACTTCCATCAGGAACATTATCCGCGATTCATATGATCGAATCTCGAGGTAATGCAAAAGCCTATAACAAAGAAACCGGAGCCACTGGTGGATTTCAGTTTCTCGAAGGTACTGCCAAGCAATATGGCGTAAAAGACCGCACTGATTTAGCACAATCTGCTGAAGGTGCCGCTAAGTACATGTCTTATCTTTTGAAGCTTTTTAAAGGTGATTTAGAAAAGGCTGTACGTGCATATCATGCAGGTGAAGGCAATGTAATGAAGGGTAAAGGTATTGGTAAAAATAATAATCAATACTGGAAAGACTATCAAAGTTATATGGCTGGTATTAATGGCTATTCTGCTGGTGATATCTCATCAAAAGACTTTGATAAGCTTATTCAAGATACCACTAAAATGGCCGAGGAGCAGGCAAAACTTCGCCTTCAGTTAGAGAATGAGGTTGCTAATCAAGTAACAAAGATTAGGTATGATCTGGCCAAAAAACTTGAGGATGTTGATAAAGCTAACTTTAGCCCAGAACGCAAGGCCGAAATTAAAGCAGAACTTCAAGCACGTGCAGATAATGATATTGCTATTGCTGAGCAAGCTACAAAGACTAAGCTTGATTCATTCCGAGACTACACAAAGACGGAAGAGCAAATATTAAAAGATAGCTATGCCAAGCGTCAGTTTGAGGCCGAGCATGACCTAGATTTAACTAAAGATCAGCGTAAAGAGGCTGTTGATCTATTAGCTCAACAATTAAAGCAAGAACTTGGGTTAATGCAATTAGCTCAGGAACAGCGTTTATTTCAGGCACGTTTATCATTGCTTTCTGAAACCCAAGCCATGCAGGAACGTTACAGACTCGAACGGGAGGAAATTCTTAAGAATACCAAGCTTTCTATAGAAGAGCGGCAAAAGCTAATCGCATTATCTAAAGCCAATCAGGATAAAGAGACACGCGATAAAGTGAATAATGCTGCTCAAAACTGGGGTGGCATTCAGGCTGATATGAATGGTACCAGCGAGTTCTTCAGACAGGATCAGGAACGATTTAGCCGTTTAAATGCTGCAAATGATTTAGCAGATAGTCAATTTGCTGCTACTGATCTTGATGAAAAAAATGGTTTAGATACTCTAAATGCACAAATGGAAGCAGGACTCATTAAGCAACAGGACTTCGAAAACCAGAAAACAGCAATCATTCAAGCTGCTCAAGATCAACGTAATCAGATTGCTGCCGAATATGCTCAGAATGCTCAGGATATTGAAGATAAGTATCAACAAGATCGTCTGAATACCATAATTGCTTTTGGTGGGAACATGATGGGTTCACTCACATCGATGTTTGGTTCAATGTTTGGTGAGCAATCGAAAGCATATAAGATTATGTTCGCTGCAGATAAAGCATATGCGATTGCAGCTGCAGGTATTGCCATTCAGCAAAATATTGCAGCAGCTTCAAAAGTAGGTTTTCCTCTTAATTTACCGTTGATTGCTGGGGCAGTTGCTCAAGGGGCTAGCATTATTGCAAACATCCGGGCAATCAAAGATCAAGGCTTTGCTGAAGGTGGTTACACGGGTCGAGGTGGGAAATATGAAGTTGCTGGAGCTGTGCACAAAGGCGAGATTGTATGGTCCCAAGAAGACATTAAAAGATGGGGGGGAGTTGGTTTAGTTGAGAAAATGCGTAAGAGTGCAAACCCTGAAGCTTTTCTCAATAACAATGCCTCGGCTGATAGTGTCATGCGCCGTGCATTGATGAGTTCTAATGCCTTTATAGAAAGCCAAAAGCAAGCTGACATCTTTAATCAACCGGTTCAAGATACTCAGATTATCTATAAAGGTAATAGAGACACACCTAAGTTGGCGTCTTCGGCAAATTCTGACTTATTCCATGATGGCAAGGTCTACTTCTCATCCAGTGGTTTAGTTCAGGATCGTTCAAATCTGGATGATGTTCAGGATTTTACTTTAGGACGTACTTCACGCCCTCAAGCTGAGATTATGCCTTCAATTGAGCCAGCTTCACCGACAATCAATTTCAAAATTGAAGTGATTAATCAGGTGAGTGGGGCGACAGTTAAAGCTGAACAACTGGATGAGCAAACAGTCCGGATCATTGTTACAGATGAACTGGATAAGCAGCTTCCAAGAAAGGTACCGAAACTTGTAAGTGACCAAATCGCAAATCCAAACTCAACCATTAGTCGGTCTTTGACTGAGAATACGACAGCAAGACGGAATCGTTAATTTAAAAGCTACCTCTAAAGGTAGCTTTTTTAAATAAATTAGGACAAAATTTCAAAAAATTGGTGAATATTCTTATGCTTCCCCCAGTTCCTAAAACTAAGTCATCAGAAGTAACCGATATTATTAACTCTGCTGTTCCTACTGGATCGATAAGTGAATTTCAGTATTTTAGATGTAAACGGTTGCTTAATGATATTAAAGAAACTGAGCCACTAGATTGGTTTTTATTAAGCAATAGTATTATTGAAATGTATTTTGATAATCCTGTTCTTGCGCATCAATACGCTCGAGAAGTACTGAAAATTAGCAATAGTGTATCGATTTTATCGAATCTTTATTTTGTTTTTCTTAGCTCAGTAGATTTTTCTGGCGCTAATGAAAATATTGATAAAATTATTAGTTTGTGTAGTAAACAAAATTTACCCTTAGAAAGTTTTATTCCTATAGACTTCAAACCTATAACTTATTTTCTAGACGGAATTTTAAATGATGATTTAAATTATTATAAAAGATTTAAAAAGGAAGACTTTAATGAATTTATTCAGCTTTTTGAAATTAAAAATAAACTAGAAATTGATTCTAGTGTCTTGAAACATATCGGTTCAATTCTTTTTAAATGCTTTAACTCTAGGAATGTTAGGTGCCGAAAATATGAATATAGTTTTATTGATGATGAATTTTTGATATTGCTTTATGTCGATAGAAGTTTTGATGAGATTGATGCCATGAATTCAGAAATATTTAGTAAATGCTATGATGAGGGCTTAATTGATGAACTGAATAAACTTTCATATTTTATTATTCCTTATGAAGTGGGCGTGGATTGAAAAATGGCTACTACAGATACTCTAAATTACTGTTATGAGCTATTAGGTAATTCCACAAAATATGATGAATGCCACAAAAGGAATATTATAGGGCGTGCTTATTACCATGCTTTTTATGAAGTCCGACATCATTTAGAACAACGACTATTATGGCCAGTAACAAAGACAAAATGTGGAGCTCATGAAAAAGTCTATAGCAGACTTAGTGGGTACCCTGCGGGTTCAACGTCTGAAATGATTCAGAAAAGAGCTGCGGAAATCAAAAATCGAATACAAAAATTAAAGAGGTTTAGAACAACAGCTGACTATCATCTTCACCTAACGATTTCAAATAAATTAATAAACTATATTTTACATGAATCTAGTCAGATATCTGAAGAAATATCAAGACTTTAGTTGTTAAAGATACTTTTATACCGACCCATTATGAGGTCGGTTTTTTATTACCTGAAGGAAAGTTATGTACAAGTTAAAGCTAAATCCTCAGACCAGCGGCTATGGCGTAACACCGGGTGATGATGTTAAGCGTCAGCAGATGGATGGAGGACGTGGACGCTATTACATCGATGTAAAACGGAATAGCCACATTGTCGATGTGAACTGGAACTTAAGTAAAACAGATTTCAATAAAATGATGGCTTTCTGGCGTGTATACCAAAGCAAGCCGGCTTCATTTTATGCGGATCTGGTGATTGATCAGGGAACACGTCAGCAATACCTGTGTAACTTCATTCCGAACTCGTTCAAGACCAATGAGGTGAATGGCAACCTTTACCGGGTAAATGCACAACTCGAAGTTGTTCAAAACCAGCCTAACCTTATCGCTGATCAGGCACTTATCAAAGATTGGGAGGTCTAATGGATAACGAATATGCCAAATTCTTTTTCAATCGAAAAGTAGATGTTTATCAACTGGAATGTATTGAACTATCACACCCTTCTTTTATGAATACTTACCGGGTGGTACGTAATGATGACCGTGGAGTGTATGTTCAGCACAATGAAGGCGCGGGGCAAGTATTTTACGAATACCTACCAATGACAATTCAAAGATCCGGAATGCTCGGTGATCTGGACCAGACTTTGACCGTTTCAATATCTGGGCTTGGTGATATTTTGCCGGATGAGTTTGAACGGGTAATTGAGGGGCAATATTCTAATGTAAAGCCGACCGTAAATTACCGCCTTTATAGTTCAGATAACTTGAATACACCAATGTTTTATCTACTAGGTCTACAACTCTCCAGTGTTGCCATGAATCATAAAGCTGTGACATTCAAGGCTGAATCACCACGATTAAATACTGCGAAGACTGGAGATATCTTTGCACTGGATCGTTTTAGTGGTTTGAAGGGGGCTATATGAAGAGTCACGATCATTTGCTCGATAAGCAATATGACGAGGAATACTACAACTGTGTTCACTTCGCGCATGAAGCTGCAATGGATCTATATGATATTGATCGAGGAGAGGCGCTTGAGTTTTTTATGAAGCCCGTCAAAGAGAAGGTATTTCTGCCATCAAGATTGAAGTTACTAAATCCATTGCCTATGCCTAAGGAAGGCTGCATAGTCGCCTTTCACTCTAGATACCGAAACAAGCCCCCACATGTGGGGCTTTTTCGTTTGGGGCGTATTTTGCATTTGCAGGAATCAGGCGTTTCATGGATGCCAATTCAAGTCGTTCAAGCATTTGGATTTAATCGTGTGAGTTTCTATGATTAAGATTATTTATAAACAAGACCCTTTATCCGAAGACAAAACAATTGAACACGCCGAAACTTTGGGTCAATGGCTTACTTCAAAATATGACCATATGCCTGAGCATGTCCGTATTTTTCATACCACAAGCAATATGGATCATGCGGAAATTTCATTTGCGAATGAAGTCACGCCGAAGAATGCATATGAATTAAAGCAGCTCGATTTCTTACCAGGCACTTTCATTGTAATTGAGAATCCCAAGGGTATAGACCCCATAACTCTAGCTTGGATAGCGGTTGCTTCTATAGTTATGGGTGTGGCTGTTGCATTATTAATGCCTGTGCCCTCAATTACCCAAACCAACCAGAATAACAATCAATCCTCGTCTGCAAATAACGAATTATCAAACCGTGAAAATAAAACTCGCGTAAATGGTCGTATCGCAGATATTTATGGTGCCGCTCACGATACCCCTGATCTGATTACTGTGCCTTACAAGGTATATGAAAACAATGTCGAAGTAGAGCATGTTGTTGGTTGTATTGGTCGTGGTCACTATAAAATTAACGGTGCATATGACGGTGAAACCAATATTGTCGATATTGCCGGTGCATCGGTAGAAGTCTTTCGACCAGGCGTCGATATTGTCTCGGGTGAGCCATATTTCTCGCTTGGTACCGAAATTACCACGCCGCCACTAACGGTCCAGCATCAAACTTCTGTTAATGGCCAAGTTTTACGTCCTGCAGATACACAGTCTTTAGAGGGTACCAATTATCTTCATTTTGCATATCCAAACGAGATCCTTCGGGCATCTGCAAACAATACGGATTTAACCACTAAGTTTGTAAGTAATGACCGCGTAGAAATCACCAATGCCTCATTCACGTTTAACGGCCAGACTTATGATTTAAACGGCACTTACAGCGTTCTATCAGTTGCTGATGATCGCATGACGTTATCAAATCCGGCGGCCGTTAATGCTAACTGGTTAAAGCTTAAAGAGTTAAATAACCAACAAACTGCAGCTTTGTCACCAAAGATCAGTTCAATAGGTGAAAAATGGATTGGTCCATTCATTCTGGACAATGTTGAACGTAGTCGGGTGCTGTGTAATTTTGTGGCCACAAATGGACTTTATACCGTTTCTTCAGGTGGAAATCAGGGTGCTGTAAACGTCACGATTGAAGTTGAAGTAACGCCGGTTAATGAATCTGGTGCAGCCATTGGCAATCCAATGCTGAAGCAGATCATTTTAAAGGGTTCGGCAAAGTCACGCCAAACGGTTGGTGCAACGCTGGATATGGTGACTTTTCAGGGGCGCTGTAGTGTCCGTGCACGCCGTTTAACTCCAACACCGGCAGTTACCACTGTTGTTGATGAAGTAAAGTGGCAGGCGCTTTACGGTGCTTATCCTTTGCAAAGCACAGTGTATGAGCATGAAACGGTTTTTCGTGCGCGTACTTATGCAACCACTGGAGCTTTATCTGTCAAGTCCCGTAAGATCAACTTCGATCTTCAGCGAATGTTGCCGACTTATAAAAACGGGGCAATGACAACAGAGCTATATCCAACGTCTAGCTTTGCTGATGCTTTGGTATCTATGGCACTCGATGACAAGATTGGCCGCCGTTCGATCGATGAGATTGATCTGGAAAACATCTATCGCACATATAACGATGTAGTTGATTATTTTGGTACACCGCTAGCGGCTGAGTTCTGTACCACAATTGATGATACAAACCTGTCTTTTGAAGAGCTGGTTACCAATCTTTGTGATGCCGTATTTTGCACTGCATATCGTCAAAATAATAAGCTCAAGCTTTATTTTGAACGGCCAACCGATAACTCTGTAATGCTGTTTAACTTCAGGAATATCATTCCGGATAGTTACAAGTATGACCTGACCTTTGGCGTGATGGATGACTACGACGGACTGATCTATGAATACACGGATCCGACCGACGATAGCCGTATCAATATCTATTTACCGGATAAAGGAGCCAAAAACCCTAAAGAGGTGAAATCTGTTGGTGTCCGAAACAAATGGCAAGCTCATTTCAATGCGTACCGGATTTGGAACAAGATGCGCTTCCAGCGCAAATCCATTACCTTTGATGCGGCGCCTGAGTCTGAGTTGCTTGTGCTACGTGACCGTATTGCTGTAGCAGATTATCGCAATGGTATTCATCAAAGCGGGGAAGTGGTACAGCAAGAAGGTTTAATCCTCACCTTAAGCCATGATGTAGATTTCATTGCAGGCAAGAGCTATGTGATTTATCTGCAAATGGGGGATGGCACAGTGGACCTTATTCCTGTTACCGCTGGATCTGCCAAGAACAAGGTGGTTTTAGGCCGTTTACCGAACGGGGCCTTAAAGCTTAGTCCTGATGATTTTGTGAATACTATCTATACGGTGGTTAATGACGATACCAAAGGCTCATTGCCTTATCTGGTAGCGAAAAGAGAACCGGCTGACCAGTTCTCAAATACCATTACGGCAATTAACTATGATGAGCGCTATTACCTCAATGACAAGGATTTCATTGATGTGCCGGTAGATGATTCACCGATTTACATTCGATATGACCAGCTAGATATTAATCTGGCACGTTTATATCAAATGCAAAGAGGTGATTTACCAACGACTGGAGAAATTAGCTTTGTAGTTGAAGCTGGTGCGCTGGTTTCAAGCTCAAGTTCTTACCGACCTGAGACCAGATTTGTCTATAAATTCGACTATAAGTCTAGTCCTGCAAAACGAGAGTATATCGTTCCAGCTGCATCAGAATTACCTGCTATTGATACTGGTGAGTTCCCACCTGATCTCGTGGTAAATTTGACTATTAAAGGTGCTGTTGTTGGACGTGGTGGTGATGGCGGGTTGCCACATCTAGCTTACGGAGATTGGGAAAAAGATTCAGACTTCAATTTTACCAAAACCCGGCGTGATGGTTTTCAGGGAGCACCAGGTTTATTGAACCGGCACAGCAAACTAAACCTGATTATCGATGGAGGGACGTTAGCTCGAGGCGGCTCAGGTGGTGGAGCAACACCAAGTGGTATTTACACTGGATCATCTTATGGGGTTCAGGGAATTCCTGGTGGTGCTGGAGCACCATTTGGTCGGGTCATGACTGGACAGCCGATTTCAAATGACTCACAAGATTATCGCCTCTATCTGGAGAGTTATTTATTGGTTATGAAAATCACTGATGCTGAAGCTTCGGTACCCGGTAAAGGTTACCGAACCCAAAATGACCGTTATGGGTCTCCATTATCAGGGGATGGCGGAAACTGGGGCGAACGTGGCACCAAGTCTACCAATGATGGAACATGGAACTGGCAATACCATGGCACAACTGAAGGTCAGCCGGGGCCGGGTGGACCTGCAATTGTTGGGGTGGCACCGCTTACAACTCAATTGATTAATGGGGGGAAAATCTTACAAACCCTTTAAACCTTATAAGAACTTTGAGCACCCAATTCGGGTGCTTTTTTATTGTCTAAAAATATCTGGAGAGATTTATGGAACCAGTTTCCACAAGCGGTTTAACAGCAATTTTAAAATTTTATGGTGCAGCAATAATGGTGACTTTAGCAGTCGGTTTGGTTGCAGCAGTTGTATTAATGACTCGTATGCCACGCTCACCACAAGAGTGGGCAGTTGGTTTGATCTGTACGGTTGTATCAAGTTTGGCTGGCGGCTCATTCATTATTGTGAAGTGGGGACTTCATGAATGGGTTACTGATGTATGGGGGATGATCGCTCTTGGTGGCTTCTTCTTTATTTGTGGGATTCCCGGCTGGGCTTTGGTCCGATGGATTTTTAACTTTATTGATAAACAGGAGGGCAAGACAATTGTTGAAGTAATCAAAGAAGTTAAGAAAGCCAGAAAAGACATCGAAAACACTTAATGCCGCCTTCGGGCGGTTTTTTACATTTATAGGAAACTGAAATGAAATTTATCAATCTACAAAGAACACTTGGTGTTGCAGTTGATGGAAAGATTGGACGCAGCACCCTTACAGCCTTATTTAAGAAGCTAGGCGCAAATCAAAGCCGAGCTGAAGAACTGGCATTAGCTGCTAACGTACACTTCAAAGATTATGCGATTCTCTACAATGAGTTGCGCTTTGCCCACTTCATTGCACAGCTTGCACATGAATCAGGAAATTTTCGATACATGGAAGAAATAGCCAGCGGCGCAGCTTATGAAGGTCGAAAAGATCTAGGTAATATTATGGCTGGCGATGGTGTGCGTTTTAAAGGCCGTGGACCGATCCAATTGACTGGCCGTGATAACTACCAAAAATATGGTCGAGCATTGGGCATTGATTTTGAATCACATCCCGAACTTGTAGCAATTCCGAGTATCGGCTTGCTAGTCGCTTGTAAATTCTGGACTAACAACGGGTTGAATGAACTTGCAGATCGTGATGACGTTTTAACTATAACCCGTCGCATTAATGGTGGTACAAATGGCTTAGTTGAACGTAAAGCCAATCTAGCCAAAATTAAAAGTTGGATGTCATGAAGGCTTTAGTATTACTATGCTTTCTCCTAACAGGATGCACAGCTCATACGATCAATAGCAATGTGAGTGTAGGTATTTGTGTGAAAGCTCTCTGAGGAGGGCTTTATTTGTAATAATCCACATAAAAAATACTTTGAATTTTAGGCTTAAATGGATCTAGTCCACCCCAGTTTTGAAAATCAATAATTTCACTTATATCCAGTGAAAATACTTTACTTAAAGGGTATTTACTTTTCTCTATGAGCAAGAAGGGTGAAATGATTTCATCAAATTGATGGGCTGTAAGATCAATAACATACTCATCATTTTCTAACCAAAAATGATGTTCATTTTCAATATTTGTCCCTTTCATGAGTTTAAAATCATTTATGCCTTCTTGTTGAAGAATTATTAATAGTAAGCTACTTGCTTCCTCACAAAAGTTTCTGGGAAAAACTTGCCATATCATTGGAGATTTTAGATGGTCTTCAAAAAACTTAAGAGCAGAGCTCGTTATCTGGTGCACCTTTTCGTATTGCATTTAATTTTTAATCCTTTTAAACAACAGTTCCTAGGATTGGAATCATCTGAGGCCCAGTCATCCGAGCCTTACTAATAATCTCGACGAGTTCATCATAAGTTAAATTTAAAAAATCTTCTTTTTAATTAGTTTATTAATGTATTCCAGTGATTGGTATTTTGGTAGGAAGATAAAACTATTCTAAATCTTCATCCGTTACGTAAATATAAGGTACAAAATAAGGAACCTCTCAACAGACCCTAATCATTTACTCGATTTTTGACATATTTTGTAGTGAATTACGCAAGTACTATATAAGTTTATTTTTTAAACACTCGGCTTCCTTATTTCATACATTAATTTACAGCTCTAGGTCAGGTTATAAGGCTCTAATAAAAAGGCTTTTTAATAATCAGCAGCCTTATTTGAGACTATTTATGTTGAACTAGAGAGGAAATCCGCATGCGTGCTCTTACCTATCATGGTGCTCGGGATGTACGAGTTGAATCTGTTCCAGATCCAGTGATTCAGGAACCAGATGACGTTATTTTAAGGGTGACAGCCACTGCCATCTGTGGCTCAGACCTACATCTATACCGGGGTAAAATCCCCGCCACTGAAGACGGTGATATTTTCGGCCATGAATTTATGGGAGTTGTAGAAGAAGTCGGCCCTGCAGTGACAGAAGTCAAAAAAGGTGACCGGGTGATCATTCCCTTTGTCATTGCATGCGGTCACTGTTTTTTCTGTGAACATGAACTGATGGCTGCCTGTGAAAATACCAATACGGGTCGTGGTGCAATTCTCAATAAAAAACAGATTCCACCAGGAGCGGCCTTGTTTGGCTTTAGCCACCTGTATGGTGGTGTTCCGGGTGGTCAGGCTGAATATGTGCGGATTCCCAAAGGCAATGTCGGACCGTTTAAGGTTCCCGGCTCCTTGCCTGATGAAAAAGTATTATTCCTGACCGATATTCTGCCAACAGCCTGGCAGGCAGTAACCAATGCTCAAGTCACCCGTGGTTCTACAGTGGCAATTTATGGTGCTGGTCCAGTCGGTCTGTTATCTGCAGCTTGTGCACGGATGCTCGGTGCCGAACAGATCTTCATGGTCGACCATCACCCTTATCGCTTGCGATTTGCTCATCAAACCTATGGGGTCATTCCGGTCAACTTTGATGAAGTCGATGCAGCTGAATTTATTATTCAAAATACAGCAGGTTATCGTGGTGTTGATGCAGTTATTGATGCCGTTGGTTTCGAAGCCAAAGGGAGTGTTCTGGAAACAGTAATGACCAACCTGAAATTAGAAGGTTCGAGTGGTTCAGCACTAAGACAATGTATTGCAGCAGTCCGACGCGGCGGTGTGGTGAGTGTACCTGGGGTTTATGCAGGTCCAATTCATGGCTTCCTGTTTGGTGATGCCTTTGACAAAGGTTTAACTTTTAAAATGGGACAAACCCATGTGCATAAATACTTGCCGCAGTTACTCGAACATATCGAAAATGGAGATCTGTCTCCGGATGTGATTATTACCCATCGCATGAAACTGGAAGATGCTGCGGAAGGTTACCGTATTTTTGATAAAAAGGAAGAAGACTGTCGTAAAGTCATTCTAACGCCGTAA